AAATGTGTTAGATGCACTTGCTGTCGGGGAGGAAGAAGATAAACTTGCCGAGGCAACAGGAATCAATATCACAGGTACTTTGATTGGCAAAGATCCCGATACCCAAATCACAACCTTGGTTTCAGGATCAGCTATAAGTTTCAGGAGAGAGGTCTCTGAGTCACTAAGACTTGATGTAGACGGCAGTAATGCCTACACCATCATTTTTATACAGGATGGGGTGACTAATATCATAAAAGTAAACGGTGGCGGCGATTCCACCATTAAGATTACGCAAAGCTCGTGAAGTACAAGATTGGCATAGCTCTTCTAGTTTTGTTAAGCCTGCCTTTAGTTTTTCAGAGTATGCCTACCGAAATATTAAAGCTCAAAGTCTTTGATGCTTTAGTCATCACACCAGAAGAGTCAGGTTACTTTGCGACTCTTAACATCACTGAAGAAGATATAACAAATGAAGGTGGTTATCCGTTAAGCCGTTCACGACTTGCGGAGATTCATATTCAGTTATTGCAAAAAGGAGCTATCGGTGTTGGTTGGTCACTAAGCTTTCCGCAAAAGGATAGATTCAATGGTGATGATGATTTCGCTTATGCCCTTTCACTTGCTCCTTCGTTGCTTTCTACGTTTGAAAATGACACAGGTAATACACCTAAACCGGTTGGAACCGTAATACTGGGCAATGATGTTGGCGGTATTCCTATCAAAGGCGTGATAGAAAACTATGAAAAACTCAGTGCTAATGCTATGGAAGGGGTGTCGTCAACGAGGATAGATATTGATGGCCTCGTTCGCAGAATGCCTCTCTTGTATAAAACAGAAGATGGTTGGACTCCCGCTTTTGGAACCCAGATTTTGAAACTTCTGACAGGTAGTGACACTTACATCATAAAAACAAATCAGAATGGCGTTGAAGAGGTAAGGGTCAAAGGATTGCCCCCAGTTAAGACGGATTCGTTTGGTCGTAAGTGGATATCGTGGATAGTCCCACGTGAAACATCTTTATCGGAAATGAACGTAGAGGGACGTTTTGTGATCGTTGGCGTTACTGCAAAAGGCGTTATGCCACAATTAGCTATACCTAACGGTCAACTTTTGGAACCGCATAAAATACAAGGAGCATTAGCTGAGTCAATTTTGCTAGAAGACAGTCCGTACATCCCTGATTACGCTCTTGCGGTTGAGTTACTAACGCTTTTGTCCTCTCTGATTGCTATATGGCTTCTTATCAACGGCTTAGGCATTACTTCGGGCATTTCCCTAGCTTTTGTCGTTTTCGCTTCTACGGGCATTTCAGGTGCTTTATTGATACGTTCTGGATTGCTTCTTGATTTTAGTTGGACTCTTATATCGCAGTTCATCATGGCAGCAGTGGCATTTTATTTAAATTTTAGGGAGCAATACAAACTCCGACAGCTCATCAAGAAACAGTTTGAGCATTATTTAGATCCTATACAGGTCAAACGATTGCAGTCTAACCCTGAGCTTTTAAAATTAGGCGGTGAGAAAAAAACAGCAACATTTTTATTTACTGACCTTCGTGGTTTCACTGCTTTATCGGAAAAACTAGAACCACAAGCAGTTACAGAAATAATGAACCGAGTTTTGTCAGTGCAAACTAAATGTGTTCAGTTCCATGGCGGAATGATAGATAAATTTATTGGTGATGCAATGATGGCAATATTCAATGCACCGTTGGATTTAACCGATCACGAGGATAGTGCGATTTCATGTGCTTTAGACATATGTGATGAAATAGAATTTTTAAATGTTGAACTAGCAAAAGAAAAAAAACCACCAGTTGCAATAGGCATTGGCATTAATACAGGGGAAGCCATAATCGGCAACATGGGGAGTGATTCAAGGTTTGATTATACCGCCATAGGTGATTCGGTGAATGTAGCAGCAAGACTTGAAAGCGCAACCAAAGAGCAAGGTGTTGGGATATTGATTGGTGAGGACACACAATTTAATTCTTGTCACAACCTCTCTTTAGAAGCTAGAATCAAGGTTAAGGGTAAAAAATTACCTCTTAATGTTTATACAATAGCATGAAAATAAACCTAATATTAGGAGCAATGCTCTTAGCTACAATAACTGGGTCTGGAATGTACATCAGGTTTTTGCTGTCTGAAAACGCTATCTTACAAGCTAACCAAGTAATATTAACTGACAAAATAGCCGAACAAAATGAATCCATAAAAAATTATTTACAGAAACAAAAAGAAACTATGCAAGAAATGGCAGCCTTAGAAGTTGCTAAACAAGAGGCTATGCGCTCTGTCACAGAATTAAGAAATAAATTTGCCCGCCATGATTTAAACAATTTAGCTTTAATGAAGCCTGGCTTGATTGAAAACCGCGTGAATAAAGGCTCTAAAAGAGTTTTTGATGAGTTAATGCAAATCACATCTCAAGACATAAAAGATGAAAATATCTCTCCTAATAATTAGCTCATTGTTGGTCTTTGGTGGTTGCTCCATACTGCCAAAGGCTAAACCTGTTGAGGTGAGAACGATTGCGGAGATCCCACCGATGTATCATCCACCCCTGCCTTTAGAGATACAAGGAGTACCAGTCAAATGGAAAGTTTTGACACCAGAGATTATGGAAGAATACCTTGCTTTAGTTAAGGAAGGCAAAGCACCTGCGATGCCCTACTATGCCCTGACGACACAGGAATACGAAAACCTATCAATAAACATGGCAGAAATCACCCGATATACCAAGAATATCCTATCTATCGTAGAGTTTTACCGAGCTTACGATAAACCTAAGGCAGAGGAAGAATCTAGTAAAAAATAAACATTTCAGATAGACTTGTGCCATAAATATAGAAAAAGCAAAAGGTAAATTATGTCAAAGTCAGGAGTCACCCCATTTGTTTACAATGCAATTCTAGACAGGGTAATTGATGGTGATACCATAGATGTAAACCTTGACTTAGGTTTTGACGTTATCTTGCAAAAGCAACGAGTACGTTTAGCAGGCATAGACACACCAGAATCACGCACAAGAAACTTAGAAGAAAAAGCCTTAGGATTAAAGGCTAAAGACCGACTAATAGAGCTTTGTGTAGGATCTTTTAAAATACAATCATTAGGTAAAGGAAAATATGGCAGAATTCTCGGAATCCCTTATACAGAAGATGGTAAAGATATTTGCCAGATGCTTATTGAGGAAGGACACGCAGTTGAATACTGGGGTGGAAAGAAAACAGCAAGGGTTAAAGAAGATGGTTCTTGGGGAGAATAATATGCAAACATCAGAAGAAGGCATACAGCTAATAAAAAAATTTGAAGGTTGTCGTACCGAGGCATACCAAGACTCTGTCGGAGTTTGGACAATCGGTTATGGCCACACTAAAGGCGTTTTTGAAGGCATGATAATTTCAAAGGACGATGCCGACGAAATGCTTTTAGAGGAGCTAGAAGAGTACGAAGAATATGTAGAGGAATATGTAGACGTCCCGCTTTCGCAAAACGAATTTGATGCGCTTGTGTGTTGGACATACAACCTTGGACCCACTAACTTGAGAAGCTCAACCTTGTTAATAGTTCTAAACCAATCAAAGTTTGACGAAGTACCAGAGCAGATTAAAAGATGGAATAAAGCGGGAGGCGAAGTTCTAAATGGTTTGGTTAGAAGAAGAGAGGCAGAGGCATTACTATTTCAAGGCAAGGACTGGGATCATGTTTAATGGCACTATCAAAGACACAGAATAGACGTTTAGGGATGTTACTCTCGGTAATGTTTATGGAAGATCTAACCGAAGATGATTTACAAGAAGTTATTAAGGATCAGCTCGTAGAGGAAAAAGACGGATTCTTTAAAGTAACGGAAAAAGGTTTATCGGAGAAGAATCGCCTCTGTACGCTAGCGGGTCTTAATATTAAATACAGTAGCGAGAAAGCTAAATAGATTCCTCGTTAGCTTGATCTTCTCTACCTTGTATCATATTTTCTATTTCGGTTTCAAAAGTATCTAGTTCTTCAAGACAACGCTTAATTTTGCCATTGACTATTCTGGTCTGTAGATCGTTAGCATCGTCATCAATCTTTGCCTGCAAAATGCCTCGTACTCTTTCTAATACCTGGTGATAGCCTTCGTAGGTATATAGTTTATGATTTAAGTTCATGTTTCCCTCCCTCAATAACTTCTAGTGGTTTGCCATTTGGGTACTTAAAAGCAAGTTCCCCATTCCTTC